GCCAAGTTTCAACATCGAACTGGAGATCATCAGTGGACCATTCGCTGATCTGGGGATAGGCGTAGAGCTCTCCAAAAGTAGGAACGATATCTCTCAATTGCGGGGTATTGCTGGCGTTGCGATTCGATGTTTCTCCAACCCACCCGGAAGTGGCGCCGCGCAGATTCAAGAGCTGATGGAAATCGGTCGTTCCCGCCTGAACGACTTTGACGAGTCGGCGAACTGGCGAATATTTCAGTTCGAACTGCTCGATCTGCTGCGCAATAACCTTGGGGAGCGCGTACCCGCCGCCGGCGTTGCTGCCAACGGTGATGTCTTTTGTTTCCCTTCCGAGTTTCTTTTCCGCATCCGAAAGGCGCCGTTCGTCCTCAGCATATGCGGCTTTATGTCGGATCCAGGTGACGAAAGCGTCGTGATATTCATCGCGGGCCTTCTCTTCGCCGGTTTTGCCGGGCGTTTTCGCTCGGGATTCGAGTTCCTCGAGGCGCTCCGTGAAGAACTTCATCTCGGCTTCCCAATTAATACGGACCTCGTTCTGCTTCTTCAGATCGACTTCGATCCGGCCGAGCTTCTGATCGAGTTCTTTGGCAAGAGATTCATTACCGCTCTTGATTGCCTCGATCTTCTTGTCGTTCGTATCCTTGAAAGCATCGAAGGCCTTCGCCTGATTTTCGATGGCGTCTTTGATGACCACAAGGCTTGGTGCTGTAATTTCGGCGATCTGGACGTGCGCATTGCCCTGATGGGTTGCGGCGAAACCGACGGCGAGAACGGCAAACATGGCCACGATGACCAGGCCGATAGGAATGAGAATGTTAAATACCGGGTTTTGCTGCGGCGCGACGGTCGGCCGGCAGTTCAAAAACCACCATTGCTTTGGGGTCATTAGATGTGATCTCCAATAAAAAAGCCGCCCGATGAAAGGCGGCTGGGTTGACGGTTTTGGCAGACGGACTAGATCTTGAACGCTCCTGCAACCATGGAAGTAGTCATGGAGTGGAGCATTTTAAGAACTTCGGCTGCCTCATCGTCGACTTCCACTTCACGTGTCGCTCGGTCCACATCACGTGCCCCGATTGCGTCGATATGTTTCATTCCTGAAATAATGCATTTCGCTTCGGATTGGGTAAAGCCTGCGTCACGTAGGCGTCGTTCCGTTGCGCGTGGGTCGGAAAGTAATAATGCTTTTGAAGCGGTCACCTGCGCCATGGGATTCATGGGAAGGCTGACGACGGACACCTCCCAGAGATCCACCTTATGGATCAAGCGTGTTCCGTCTTCGTTGTAACTCATATCCGTGGACCGATCCGGGATCGAGAATCCAATGGACAGGCCACGGACGGCCTTCATATTCAAAAGTGTGCGGACTTCGTTGCCGCGTGGCGTGTCCGCGAGAATCCCCTTGCAGTACAGTCCGTTTTTATCCTCAGACATCGCCGTCCATTTGCCGCAGACCTGATCCATTTGATGCATCCAGAACATTTGAGGAAGCGCGCCGTCAGTTTCATGATCAGCCAATGTCTCTTTGAATGCTCCGGGCAGAACCACATCATCACCCAGGTCGACATTGCCGAAGGTTGAACCGTATCCCTCGAATTCGCGGCTGTTCAGGCTCGTTTTTACGTCGAATTTGAAATCGAGCGTTTCTCTCTTCACTTGGGCTCCCTTCGTCGCATCGCTCCACATATGTTCACAGATGGCAACCGCCTGATCGTTACTCGAAGCCGTCCCGTCATTGAGGACACGCGGAACGCATCGCTGCATCCATTCTTCACGCGTTTCCTTTTTAGGTTTTGGGGTTGGCATCGTTCGGTTCCGGATTATTTGCCACGGCCGGTTTCATCCCCTGGCCGGAAGGACCGGTGTCCCAGTAGACCAGGCCGCCCGGGTCCGTCCGCGGATTCATTCCTTCAGCTTCGCGCCATTCACTCGCATTAATCACGCCCGCTTCGCGCTGCAGCTTCAAACCTTGCTGGCGCGTAAAGAAATCGCCGCGCAGGAGCCCGTCCAAGTTGAAACGAATGATGATCCCACCGTTTCGATCATCTTTCGTAAGAAGATCGCGCTCCATGGCCGCCTCAAAAATTCGCGCAATCGGCAGGAGTACTTCCGAAATCTTATTGATGCTTTGCTGCTCAACATTGTTGAACGTCGCGCGTTCCAGATCGCCGACGAGATAGGGCGGAACACCGAAGGCGCCGGCGATGACGGTGCGCTGATATTTGCGCGTCTCAAGGAACTGCGCCTTATCGTTCTCAAAGCCGATCAGCTTCTCCGACATATCGATGCCTTTGGGCAGAAGCATCGAGCGGAATCGGCCGCGGTTGCTGTGGGCATCCTGGAAATCCTGAATGAATTTCTTTTTCTCTTCATCCGTCTTGAAGGCCTGAAAGCCTTCCTGGAACTTGAAGACGATCCCAGGCATTGCGCCGCCGCCAAAGAAGGATGCACCGAACTTTTCGGCCGCTATTTCGAGTCCGATAGCCTCGCGGCAGTCGACAATCGGCGAATTGGCTCGAAGGAAGTCACGCGCGGGCCCTCTGGCATAGTGAAGCTCGTTATAGGGGACATCTTTCTCACTGCCATTCGCCTGCGCAATCGTGACCTTAATTGAATAATCATCGTTCTGCTTAAAGTTCACACTGGCGGACCTAAGCGGAATTAGACGACGGATCGGGCCCGTGTTTCCCTGAGCTTTGTAGGCGATGAAGCAGCCGTAACGCATCAAAGCGCTGGTTGCGTCCTGCCAGTATTCCACCGGACTTTGCCAGTCATTCGGCTGTTTCAGCAGCTTCTCTACCGGGTGGTTCGGCTGGACTTCCTTGGTGTCTAGGCCGTCCTTCGCCCCTTTTTGATAAACATGCACCGGACATGAGGAAATGCCGCGAGAAATGCCTGTCACGATCGCGTGAACAGTCGGCGATTCCATGCAATTCTCTGGCGTGATGTTCGTTCCGGATGTTGTGCTGTAGATCGCTTCCAGCCGGCGGATCAGCTGGTCAAGGCTAATCGTCGAGGCCGTCTTCCGAGAGATATCCCAGCCGAAGAGATTCATATAACGATCAGGTTTCCATCCACGAATTGATCATTGCCCTGATGCGACATGGCCAGGCCGATCGCCATAATGCCCGCAACGGCGCCGTCAATCTTGTTTGCGTTGTTCTGTTTTGTCGGGTAGTAGTACTTCACTTCGCCGCCGCCGCGCGCTTCCTTCTTCACCACATTGCCCATCATCCAAGTTAGAACAGGATCGCCACAGTGCTTCAACGTGCCGGCATAAATCTGCGCTTCCATTTCCTTCATGGGCTCCGACATCATCTGCGGACCCTGTGTAATTTCGACACACTCGAAGGACGCCCACTTTTCGATGCTGGAGACTAAATAACTCGCTTCCCGGGGATCAAAGGCGAGCGATTGAACCGCAAAAAGATCCGCTGCGGCTTTAATGTCGTCCTCGATAACTCGGAAATCGGTCCGGGCCCCGTCGGTCTGGATCAGCCACCCCATCTCGCGCCATTTGCGATAGTGAGAGTTCTGAGGTAATTCAATCGTGGCTTCGCAGAGATAATGCTTGGCGAAGAAGGCAAAGCCGCCCTCGTGCCTGAAGATAAACGCCACGGATGCAATATCGATTTTGTTCGCGAGATCGAATGCTAACCAGCATTCTCGCTTTGCGAATGACGGCAACTGCACAGATTCGTCGCGGCATTTGCTCCAAAACGCCATATTCATCCAGGCCACGCCGGCATTCATCCACTCGCCCAGGTGCTTCGTGCGGTTGATGTTTTGCTGCGACGGACGCTGCAAAGCGTCGCGGAGTTGCCCGCGGAGATAATCCTCGAAGACCGAAACACCATAATTCGGGTTCGCTTTCTTCCAGGATTCGAAATCCGCCCAGTCGTCGCCAGGATTCTCGTCATCTGTCCCGACGTCTATCCCAAAAATCAGCGTGAAGAGTTCCGGATTGTCCAGCGTGCCATCGAGGACTTTCACCGCCTCGAGGTGCTTGTCATAGCAGGGCCCCGACGTATCCACGCCGGCCGTCGTGATAATCACGCGCATCGGCTGCGACCGCGCGCCCATGCCGGTCTTCATGGCGTCATACATCACCGGCGTCTGATGCTCGTGGTATTCGTCCACGATCGCGCAGTGCGGCGAATCGCCGTCCCCAGGCTTCCCGATGATCGGTTTAAAGAAGCTCCCGGTCGACGGCTGATAAATATTGCCCGGGTTGGCTTCGGTCCCGCCAAGCTGCAGCCCGAAATGCTCTGCAAACTCCGGATTGTTCTTCACCATCAACCAGGCTGGCCTGAATACCGCATATGCCTGTTCCATCGACGTGGCGCCGGCGAAGACTTCCGCCCCCTTCTCGCCGTCATCGAACGCCATGAACAGGCCGATGATTGAACCCATCGTGCTCTTCGAATTCTTCCGCGGGATCTCTGCATATATCTCGCGAAAACGCCGCAGGCCGTCCGACTTTCGGACCCAACCGAAATTGACGCCCAGGAGGAAGCATTGCCAGTCTTCGAGGTGAATGAATGGCAGGCCGTCTTCCGATGTGGCCCACTTGCCTTTGATGTGGACCATACCTTCGGCAAAGTCGCAAATCTTGTCGGCCTTGCCGATGTCGAAGCGATACGGGAACTTTGCGCCCTTCTGAAGTCCCAGTTCATCCAGGTGCCGGCGGCAGGCGGCCTGGACCAACTGGCTGGCGCGAATCTTCCCGGATATGACCTTCCGCGCGTAACGGGCGGCCTTTGCTGCATATGACAGCTTTTTAGCTGCCATGCTTACTCCAGCGGCTGGCCGGCTTCTGCTTTGCGCCGTCCGGCGGCGTGGCGCTGATCCTGGTACGCGAGGCCGGCGTCATTCCGAACTCAGCCAGGAAGCTTTTCATTATTTCCATGGATCGCTTTTTGATCGTGTAATACGGGTTCTCGTAATACCCGCCGGTTGGCTTGCCCTCGGAATCCACCGGCCTCAATACCTTCCGGTCCTTGCCATCCTGGCCACGGCATTGCTTCGATGCGTCGACATAATCGGACCAGGCGTCGCAGTAAGCACAGAGCGCTGCTCGATCGACGTTCGTAAGAAGGCCCAGTTGATACAGCTCCTGGGAGACTCGGCCCCATTCGACCTTCGCCTCGTCGGACAGATGCGCTGGAACAGGAGGAATCGCCAGTTCGGGCTGCGGCTCGTTTTCCAGTGCGCGATCGGCCCGAAATGTTCCACGAAGAACTTTCAGATTCGTCGGAGTCTTCGGCGGCCCGCTCATGCTGTCTCGCTGATGTCGCCCACTTCGACTTCGCCGATTGCCTCGGTTGCTTTCTTCGGATCCCCTTTTACGAATACCAGGACGTTCTGGTGCGTCTTGCCAAGCTTCCTGGCGCCGACGAACTGCTTATTGATCCGGATCGGCAGGCTGCCGACTGCCGTAATCAACACGGCTTCGTTGTACAGATGCAGGCCGGCCTTCTGGAAAGCGTCGACCGTGTGCCATGGGAAACCGTAATAGGAGCCTTTCGCGTCGCGCAGATCGCCAACGACGAAGCACGCGAACCGGTCTTTCTTCAGGCGCGCGCAGCTGCCCAGGATGATCGTCCGATAGGATTCGAGGAAATCTTTGTAATCCAGCGTCGATAGATCGGCCGGATCGTCGCTGTATCGTTCCAGGTGCGCGTATGGAGGACAGGAAAAGAGAAAGTCCGCCTGAACGTCTTCGCAAATCTTGTCGATCTGCCGGCTGTCGCCCAGAACCCAAACCGGCATCGGATCCTCGCAGATCTCGTCGGCCTGCTTCTTATTCGCGTCGATCTGCTCCTGGCGAATGTCCAGGCCGATATATTGCCTGCCAAGCTTCGAGGCGATGATCCCGCGGACGCTGCCGCCGGCGAACGGATCCAGGACCAGGCCGCCAGGAGGGGCAAACCAGCGATACATCAACTCGCAAAGCGTCGGGTCGAATATCGACGTGCCGGTGATGGTGCGATCGGCGCCGTCGTATGCGGTCATTTCCCCGTAAACCAGGCCGGCCGGAATGGTTCCCGCCGGGAACTTCGGATTCTCGCCCTTCATCAGATCCTGGCCGAATGTGCGCGCGTCCGGCTTTTTCGCTTTCATAAACTCCTCGCGACCGGCGCCGGCTCCGGGTAACCTCCGACCATGGACAGAAAAGAGATCGCCGATAAGATCGACCAGATTAAAGCCGTCCGAAATACCTTCGCCCAGCGGGACGCTGCCGCCCAGCCGCGGCTTGGATCGAACGAGCCATTGATCACCGATCGTCTCCGCCAGGTCTTCGCACCTAGCGTGGCGCTCTCGATGACGCAAACCATGAGGGAATTGCGAGCGGCCGGATTTAGCGGAACTGAATCGCGCGTCAAATCCGGCCTTTCCCGCCTGGTCGAAACCGGCGAACTGGTGTCGAACGGCCGGCTTTATTCACGCCGCAACATTCCAAAATAGGGCCCCAGGCTTCGCATTCCTTTTGATAAAGCGCCAGGCCTTCGCGTCGTAGTTCGAACACGATGGGAATGGCGGCGGTTCCTTCGCATCCTGCTCGAAAGCTTCCGGCGCCTGGTGCATCCGCGCCCGGCCTGCATCCGGGACCTTTCCGATCCGCACCGCATGAAATGTCGCGGCCGGCCAGGCCATCTGCAGCGACCGCTGAAGGACGCCACTCCCGGCGACGCTCCATACCTCGGTCGGCTTCACTGGCAGCTGGCGCGCCATCTCGGCCAGCGCCTCGCGGAAGATCGGCGTGTCCAGGCCGAAGGGCAAAAGCAAAGCTCCGGACACAGCGCAATAAGAACGCGCGCGCGCCTTGACGACGGCCAGATATCCTGGCGCGATTTCGACGACGCGGGCGCCTCTGGCAACGGCCTGGGCAGTCCTGGCATGAAGCGCGCCACGCTTTGCACAGAAGATCGTCGCCCTTTTGCCGGCGGCCGAAGCCGCATAGGCCAGCGCGACCTGCGCATATCCCTGGACCGGCGACGCATAAACATACTCGCGGTGGGAATCGAACAGCACGGATAGAACCCGGGCCTTCGTGCCGCCCGGATAATGATCGTCCCGGACAACCAGGATCCCGTCGTGTTCAGCGATTTCTGGAAGCACGTCGCCCCTTCTCGATCGGCCGCGCGTGGCTATCGGTCCGCACGATCGTCCCGTCCTTGCCGACGCCGGGCATTAGGCTGCCGCCAGGCGCAGCGCCGCGGCCAAGTTCGCTCTGGATACCTAACGCGATCCAGGCCTGCTTCCGATCCTGCCACCAGCCTTCCCGGGCATTCAGCACGGAGAAAGGCGGCACCATGAAACGATCGGCCAGTTTCGTGGATCCGCCGCCGGCGCCCCCGCCGCTACTTCCTTCAGGCGTCCAGGTTGCCAGTTCCTCCAGATCCTCGGCGCTGAAACCGGTTACCTCCATGTCCAGATCGCCGGCGTCTAGCTCCTGGACCAGATCGGCCAACGTCGCAAAATCCCACTCGCCGGCGTGCTTATTCAGCGCCAGGTTCAAGGCCTTCTCGTCGCGATCGTCAAGATCGACAACCGAGACTGGTATTTCAGTCACTGCCGGATCCTCGATTAGAATCTTGAAGCGCTGGTGGCCGCCGACCAGATTGCCCGTTCGCTGATTCCAGACAAGAGGTTCGACCAAACCGAAGGAATCCATGGCCTTTTTCAGCCGATCATAGGCCGGATCGCCCGGTTTCAGGTCCTTCCGCGGATTGTAGGCGGCCGGTTTTATCCGGTCGGTCGCGATTTTTTGAATATTCAGCACTTTAGCTTCATAACCCCCCGGGGGTTCGAACCTGCCAGAGGGAAAATTTCAT